GGTTGACAATCAAGTTCTTGCCGGTAAAACTTATTATAGTACAGATGCTCATACAAAAAGAACAGGGACCATACAATCACAACCTGGATGGACACCTATTCCCTCAACGATTCAGCAAACATTAAAATGTAAAGGTAAATATATGACGGAGAACGTTGTTATTCCGGCATTTGTTATGCCTTCTGCTGATGTTATAAAGAAAGGCGCAACGGTATCAATATATGATAATTCTATAACAGGCACGTGGGAAGGTTATCCACCTACTACTGAGTATTTCTGGAAGGCTACGCCGGGCGGTAACAGCAATATAGGCGGTCTTGTTGGAACCGGAAGTTTAGGTTTTGGCAGCTTGGGACAAGTTTATTCTAACAGCAATGCTTCTGATAATACTTTATCAACTCCAAAGATGATTAATCTAAGGAAATACAGTCGCATTTTTGTACACATCAATAAAAGTGAGCCTTATGAAGACGCAGGCGTTGCTATATACGCAAAATATGCCAATGGGCAAAGAGCTTTGATGCGCAGCTTTACACATTACTCAACAGATGGAGCATTTTATTACTATGACTATAATGCTTCTTGGTGGGCAACGTTGGAACTGGTATTTACACGCCAGGGAACAGGTCTGTGGCAGTGGGGCATTCAGTATATAGAATAGTTTAGGAGGTGCCAAAAGTATGAAAGTAGTTGTAATTTTTGATAAGGAAGGAAATGTAGTTGCTATGGTACCATGTGATGAACAGGTTAAGGCCGTGCGCTGCATACTTAGTGACCTTCCAACCGGAGCGGTTGTGGACAGGGTGAACTTGGAAAACAGAAAGAAACCTGTGGCTGAATGGCACGATACGCTGACGGA